TCATGACTATATGTGGCATCGTAAACTCAGTAAGTGGGTTGTTGACACGTTCGAAGTTGGATATGACCCAACAAAGCAAATGCTAACATTTCCTGTCAGAGACGATAAAGGTCGTCTTCTTTTTATAACAGGCAGATATGTTAATTTTAAAAGGTTTGAAATTCCTGAAAAGGTCGAAAAACCAGTTTATTTATTGTATTACATACTACAGCAGAACATAAAAACAGTTGCTGTGTGTGAAAGTCAGATAAATTGTTTATATCTTTGGTCACTTGGAATTCCCGCAGTGTGCTTATTTGGTACGGGTACACCAATGCAGTATGAATTATTAAAGAAGAGTGGTATAAGGTCTTTCAACCTATTCTTCGATGGTGACTGGGGTGGTAGAAAAGGTGCAGAGAGATTTAAAAAATATATGCCAAAGGATAGAATCGTTACTGACTATCTATTGCCACCTGAAAAGGATGTAAATAATCTAACGCTTGAAGAAATTAACAACTTGGAATACTGTTAGTTGTATTTTAAGTTGATTTATCATATAATTAAATTATCAATAAAAGAAAAGGAGTCAAATAAATGGCACAAGTTTCGTTTGATGCTGTTCCTGCTGAAAATCAGGGCGGCGGTAATTTTAATTCTGTTGAGTTTTTTACTCTAAGAAATGATGGAGATGAAGCGCTTGTAAGAATTCTTCATGACAGTACAGACTCATTCAATATCTTTACTGTCCATGATAATCTTTCCGTAAATGGCAAACGCAGAAAGGTAAATTGTTTAAGAAGTCCAAAGGACCCTGTTGAAATGTGTCCGCTTTGTGCAAGTGGTAATAATATTGTAAATAGAATTTATATCAATATGCTTGTATATGGAAAAGATGCAAATGGTCAGATGACTATCACACCTGTGGTTTGGGAGCGTAGTTTTGCTTATGCATCAAGACTTAAAGTACTTATTGATGAATATGGTCCTCTTTCACAGTCAATTTTTAAGATTAAGAGAAGTGGCGCTGCAGGAAGTATGGAAACAAAATATGATATTCTATACTGTAACCCCAAAATTTATCCTGATAATCTGTATCCAATTGCAAATACAGAAAAGTTTGAAGGATATTCCGCACTTGGCAGCGTGATTATGAATAAAACTGCTGCTGATATGAATGTGTTCTTAAATACTGGTGCATTCCCTGCAGCACCTCAGAATGAAAATGCAAATGCAGCACCTCAGCAGATGAGTTATCAGCCAAAAGTTGAAACAAACGCACCTGTTTATTCGGAGGTTCCGCCTGCAATTCCTGTAAATCCTACACCAGCAACAGGTGGTTATGTTCCTCAGGGAACTGGTACACCGAGCGCAGCACCACAGAGATGGAACACAACCGGAGCACCTGCTCCTGTGGTTGAGAGTCCTTCAACCACAGGAAATGGGCCTGGACCTAGATATTATTGATGGCAGGGTCTTTATGGGGCGAAGAGTTTGTTATTCCTAAAACTCCTCCAAAGAAAGTTATAAACAAGGTTAATAACCCCAAAGATGCAACTAAAGTTGTAACAAAAGCATTGAAATCTAATAGCCTCCCACTTGAGTTTAGGTTGGAGGCTATTAGGACTAATGTACTTAAGATACTTGGAAGATATGCAGACCGTACTCAGGTAATCAGGACAAGAGAAGAGTTAACTGCATATATTGATGCTGCAATTCAAAATGGCGTTATAGCTGTCGACACGGAGACAAATAATAGTCTTGACCCTATAACTTGTAAGTTGATGGGCCCGTGTATTTATACCCCAGGTCAAAAGAATGCTTACATACCACTAAATCACATACATCCTGTTACTCGTGTTAGGCTTGAAAATCAGCTTACTGAACAGGATATCATTGAAGAATTTAGTAGGTTGACTGATATCAAGATTATCATGCACAATGGTAAGTTCGATTATCAGGTTATAAAATGTACTTGTGGTTTAGCATTGAAATGTTACTGGGATACAATGATAGCTGTTCGTATTCTCGACGAGAATGAAAAACGGGCAGGATTGAAGGAACAATATATAGATAAGATTGATTCTTCAATTGAAAAGTACTCAATTGAGCACTTGTTTAAAGATGTTGAATATGCAGTTGTTGACCCTGAAATATTTGCTTTGTATGCTGCTACTGATGCTTTCATGACCTATGAATTATACAAATGGCAAGAAGCACAGTTTAATAGAGCGGGGCATGAAAGAATAAAAGAATTATTCTTTGGTATTGAGATGCCTGTTATGGAAGTTGCAGCAGAAATGGAGCTAACAGGAGTTTGCATCGATAAAGAGTATGCAAGTAGATTAAGTAAAAAATATCATAAATTTATTGATGATGTTGATATTAGAATTGCTGAACAACTTGAACAGTATCGCGATGTGATTTCTGAATGGAGAAAAACACCGGAAGCAAACTTTAAAGCACAGAAGGAAAATAAAAAGGGCGAATTAACTTATGCAAAATCAAAAAGTGAACAGTTGAAGGACCCACCTGAGTTAACAAGTCCGACTCAGTTTGCTATACTATTATATGATGTTCTAGGAACAAAAGTTGTTGATAAGAAAAAGCCCAGAGGCACTGGTGAAGACATTCTTGTTCATATTGATAATCCATTATGTAAATTAGTATTAGAAAAAAGAGGACTTGAAAAATTAGTTGGTACATATATTGATAAGATACCAGGTTGTGTAAATGATGCAGATGGACGATTACATGCACATTTTAATCAGCTTGGTACGGATACGGGTCGATTTAGTTCTTCGGACCCTAACTTACAAAACATTCCCTCAAAGAATAAAGAAATTCGTTTGATGTTTGTTCCGTCACCCGGTTATGTGATGGTAGGCGGTGACTTTAGTCAACAGGAGCCCCGACTTTTGAGCAACTATGCAATGGATGAAAACATGATGAATGCATACCGTCAAGGAAAAGATTTGTATGCAACTATTGCAACTCAGATTCATAATAATACATACTGGGATAATATGGAGCATTTTGAAGACGGAACTCCTAACCCTGCTGGTAAGAAGCGTAGAAGTGGAGTTAAGAGTTTGATGCTGGGCATTATGTACGGTATGGGCTCTGCATCTTTAGCAGAAGCTATCGGAGGCACTATCAAAGATGCTCAGAAAATCATTGATGATTTCTATGCAGGTTTTCCAAAAGTAAAGAAATGGATTGATGAGACTGACAGTAATGCCAAAAAGTATGGCTATGTTGAAGACTTCTGGGGAAGACGCAGAAGGTTACCTGATATTCAACTTCCTAAATACAAGATTGTAGAAAAGAGTGCTTCAAAGAATTCAGTGGATATAAATCCTCTTCTTGGTGCAAAAGGAATTGTTAAAAAGACTGTTAATCCTTTGATTGCTCAGTATCAAAAACAACTTGAAGAAGCAAGAGGATGGCAGCAAGTAAGCAAGATTAAATCAGATGCATTACTTAATGGCATTGAAATACATGATAATGGTGGATTTATTGCATACGCAGAAAGACAATGTGTAAATGCTCGTGTTCAAGGTGGGGCTGCAACAATGTCAAAACTTGCAATGAGGAAAGTATATGACAATCCTGAGTTGCGTAGACTTGGATTCCGGATGCTATTACAGGTGCACGATGAACTTATTGGAGAGTGCCCCATTGAAAATGCTGATGAGGTAGCTGCTTTGCTTTCTGACATCATGAAGCATTCAGCAGAACCCGTTGTTACAATTCCATTCAAATGTGACACTGAAGTCAGTGCTTGCTGGTATTATGATGATTATAGTAATACACTTAAAGCAGAATTCAATAAGCTCCTTGACAAAGGAATGTTGAAAAATGATGCATACAATACTATTCTAAACGAGCACACTGAGTGTACCGAAGAACAAATCAAAGATTTCTTATCAGATATATTGTAAGATATACTTGAGTTCAAATACCTTAATCCTCAAGTAAAATAAAAAATTAGGAGTTTTAAAAAAATGTTAACAAAAGTAAAAAATGAATTAAAGGAATACAGCAGACTTCTACATACAATTCCTTCATGGGTATTAACTTTGTTTGTCCTTAGTGTAGTTGCAATGAATCTTTTTGCCAATAAATCAATCAATCTTCCGGTCAGCTGGTTAGCTCTTGATTGTGGAATGATTTTTGCTTGGGCTCCATTTCTTTGTATGGATATTGTTGTAAAACATTTCGGACCAAAAGCAGCTGTTAGATTAACAATTATTGCAACACTTGTCAATGTTTTGGTTTCAGTTATGTTTTTCTTTGGTGCACTTATTCCAGGCACATGGGGAGAATCATTCAATGGTGACATGAATATGATAAACACAGCTCTCAACAACACATTGAAGGGAAATTGGTATATTGTATTTGGTAGTACACTTGCATTCATTGTTGCAGGAATTGTTAATAGTATTACAAATCATGCAACAGGTAAGTTATGTAAAAATGACAATTTTCGTACATTTGCTCTAAGAACATATGTGTCAACGTTCATTGGTCAATTTGTAGATAACATGGTTTTCTCACTTGTAGTAAGTCAAGTATTGTTCGGGTGGACCCTTTTACAGTGTGTCACTTGTTCTCTTACTGGAGCTCTGTGTGAACTGCTTTGTGAAACAGTATTCAGTCCTGTCGGTTGGAGAATTGTTAAGAAATGGAAAAAAGATAACCTTACAGTGTAAGGATAGAATATGTGGGATAGTTGAATTACTTTCAGCTATCCCTTATAATATAACTATAAACAATGAAACGGAGTTAAAAATAAATGAGTGTTGTGTATTTCTTTAGCGGGGCTTACAAGCAGCCTTTAAAAAGAGAACTAAACATTGACCAGTTGTTTTCTGTTTATCATGAAAAAACATTGATTAAGAAAACAATTCAATATAAGAAAGAACATCCTGAATATACAGCAAAGATTATGGTCGATAGTGGTGCGTTCTCTTTATATCAGAAATTTAAAAAGAATGGTGAAATTCTTACTGATGAAGAATTAACTGCTTATACTGACGATTACATAGAGTTTTTGAATGAAGTAGGAGATGACTTATATTCATTTGTTGGAGTGGATACTGTTCCTAATCCCGATGACGTTGACCAAAGTTTTGCACAGAAGACTTGGGACAATTACCTTTATATGTATGAAAGACTAAGACCAGAGATTCGAGATAAACTAATGCCTGTTTTCCACTTTGGAGAAGATTTTAAGTGGTTAAGAAATATGTTGGAACACAAACACTCTACAGGTAAAGGTCTTGAGTGGGTTGGACTTGCTATCTCACTTGAAGGTAATCAGAAAGTAAGAATTAGTTGGGCAAATGAATGTCGTCGTATTATCAATGAAAGTAGCAACCCTAATGTTAAGACACATGCTTTTGGTGTAGGTGTTAAATCAGTTCTTGACCACATTGAAGTTACTTCGACAGATGCAACTTCTTGGTTAAAGCGTGCTGCTTACGGTATGGTAAGTATTCATGACAAAACAATTTACATAAGTGAACTTCAACAGCAAAAATTTGATGGAAGACATCTCACTGAAAAATCTGTGGCAATGCAAGGTGATGTTGAAAAGATTGTAAATGACCGAGGATTTACGCTTGAAGAGTTAGCAACTGACCCTTATGCAAGAGCAAAATTTAATATACTTGATACAATTGATTGGGTGAATAACTTAAATCAGAATAAGTTTTTAACCGCAAAGAAGGAACTATGGTAATATGGAAAGAGCATTGATAACAGGAACAAGTTGTGGTGTAGGTAGGGCTGCAGCAGTTAAGTTTCTAGATGAAGGATATGAGGTTTATGGACTTGATATCAAAGAACCTACTATTGTACATAAGAATTATCATCATGTTATTTGTGATGTAAGTAAGAAAGAACAACTTCCTTATATCAAAGACCTTGAATACATTGTTAACAATGCAGGCATTGTAACTCCACAGGTAGATGCAATTGATGTTAATCTTTATGGTTACATCAATATTCTTGAAGAATATGGTGACTGTCCTTCTCTTAAAAGTATTGTCCAAGTAGGCAGCACTGCTTCATACAAAGGTTACGATAATATAAGGTATTGTGCCTCTCAGGGCGGAAGAGACGCACTAACAAAGTGGGCTGCAAACAATTTTGGTAACGATAAGAGACATGTTATTGTTAATTCTCTTAATCTTGATGGTATCGTAGCAGCTGACCCTGAAAAAGGAATTCAAGGTACATCGCTTGAACCTGAGTTATATGCACAGCCCCATTTGATGGAAACTATTAAGAACCTCAGCGTGTTAAAGAAATTAGCAACTGTCGAGGAAATTGCGGAATGGATTTATTTCTTACTTGTTAAGAATACAGTGATGACTGGTCAAATTCTGTCAATTGATGGAGAACTTATTGGTGCTTATAGATTTATTCAGTATCCGGGGTGGAACGATTAATGAATAAGATTTGTGCATTGATTCCTTGCTTAATGCTGGATAATAACAGAGAGATAAATAAAAAATCAATAACCTCAAATCAAGAGCATCTAAAACTAGATGCTTATGTAATATATGACCAATGTTTCACAGAAAATGATTTCATTCCCGATTGTGAATATATTGGTCACGCTGATAAGCGTATGGGATGGGTTGAACCACGAAATGCACTTTTAAGATGGTTTTACAACTCAGACTATGACTATGCTTTTTGGATTGATGCAAATTCAACAGTGTCAAAACCTACACTAAATGATTTAACTACAATCATCGATAATATTAGAAATGGTACATTAGATGATTGTGATTCTATATTTGCTACTTTAGGGATGTGGGTATCTCAAGAAAGGATTCAGTGTAAATCAGCTGAAGACTTCTATGATAATGTAAGATTACTTCCATCAAGAATGGATAGAAGTTATAATTGGATGCACGGCATGTTTCATAAGAATTTTAAAAAATACTATAATCAAGAGTTCTATATTGATGAAAGATGTGATACACGTAAAGGAACTCCTGATGATGTTTATTTTGCAAGATTGCTGAGAAAGTATACTAACTGCTGGGTAGCCCCCACTGTTGTAGTAAATAAGCCCTCATCTAAGATGTCTTGTACGTGGGCAAATGAAAAAGGAACATACGATTATCCTCCTGTTCTATTTGATATTGTGGATGATTATATCCTTGAAGAGTCAGAAAAGAATAGTTATCATATATGCAATAAAAATGTGCAGTTAAAGGAAATTGTAATTCCAAGAAATGATTATCTGCGTGAACATATTAAACATTATGTACCACGAGGTAAAAAGAAAGAAACTTTAAATTCAAGAATGACATTGTTTTAAAGGAAGTGAACTGATGAACCTTTTAGTACTATCAGGTGGTAGTGGAAATGATTCATTGATTAGAGGACTTAAAAAGTTATATCCCTCAATCAACGTAAAGGTACTTGTTAATGCATATGATGCAGGTAAATCAACAGGTATTTGTAGAAAAGTGACTGATACATTAGGAGTGTCAGATATTAGAAAAAATCATATTAGAATGTATGAATCAATGACAAAGTATCCTAACAAATGTATTCTTGAA